ACAAAGAAAAAAAAAGACCAGGGGATAGGAGAAAAATTCCCCTCCCCCCTGACCTGCTTAGTCCTTGTAGCCCAGCTTCTCCATCTCTTCAAACCAAGACGTGAAGCCTGCCTTGTCGTCGATATATCGGTCGGCATAGACCTTCATCCCGCCCTCCCCGTACTTGGCAAGGTTTTCGGGGCAATGGTCGTTCACACGATCGATCGGGATACCACGCTCGAGCAACCAGTTGATAGCATCTTTTAGGCGCTCACCTGTTCGGCATGTCCAGAGGATGAGATAGTGACCATCCTCGTGCAAGCGTCGCATGCTGTCGATTGCACGAGGCATGGGGTAGCCTATCTCTGGGTATCTGTTCTCACACAGCGTACCATCAAAGTCTACTGCTATGATCATTCGGCGGGCGGGGCTACATATTGATACACATCGAGGATATCGAGCTCGCCGATGCTTACCAGCTCGTAGGCTGACACCCCACTATCCAGATGCGCCAAGAGCGACTTAGTGCCCTCGAGGAGCGAGTCTGCCTGTACGACCATCGCCGTACCAACCTTACGCTCCTGCCCAGCACTGTCGATGGTGTTCAAATCCACCTTCGCACGATAGTACTTACCTGACTCCCCGTCAAGGATGAGCTCTGCGAGGCGCATCGGGCGGATATTCACCACCTCCAGCACCCCCACGGAGACAAAGGGGGTAATCTCCTTCACTACACGAGCCTCTGCCTCTGTGAAGCTGAGCGCATCGACGAGGTAACCCTCCGTTACCTTCTTCATGCCCATCTCGTCAGCTTGACGCTCATAGGACACCTTACATAAATACCATTTATTCATAACTCTCTTATTCTTCTGATTCACCTTCGGGGGGATATAGCAAGTCTATGGCTTCACACATCTCGCTATAAGCATCATCATTTGCCTCTTTTACTCTAGTTAGGTGAAGGTATTCACCCACAGCGTATCTCAGAGATTTCAGATAGGACACTACCGCATGATGGATTGCTCGACGCTCCGTCTTAGCCATGTATCGTTGAATAGTCCAGTCAGGGCTTATGATCCAAACCCCTGTATCCCTATGCTCTTCAAGGTACACATGTCCCATGGGGGTATAAGCGCTGAGGATGTCCCCTCTACTACCTACCGTCCGTGATACGACCCAGTGTTCCCATAGCTCATCTGCAGAGAGCCTCAGGTGATGTCTTTCCATCTTTGTTACTCGACGTTGATCATTGTTAGGGGGATATTCTTCCACGCCCCATCGGCATCCTTTTCCTCGGCTCGCAGGAAGTACTTAGTCCAGTCAAAGATCAATGACTCCTTGATGATAGAAACCCCTTCACGGAACTCTTCAGAGCCGAACTCTTCAGCATAGTGATCGAGCTGTAAGATCTTATCTGGTTCGAGTTTGCCCTGGGCATTCTCGCTGAGTAAGTCGAGGATGATACGTACGAGCTTCTGCGTATCAGCATCTGTACCGAGAGTCTCCAGATAGCCCTTAACCATGGAGATACCCAGCTCGGCAGTGCTATCATGCATATACTTCTTGTATCTCCCTATGATTATTCTCTGCGTGCACTCGCGATTCATGAAGGTATACTGCCCCTGTTTTGAATCCACGTCGAAAAGCTCATTACGCATCCTGATGATAGGGAGAAAGAGGTCAAGAACCTTCTTTTTCGTTTCTCTCATCAGCCCATTAATAGCCTTAAGCGATCCGAAACCTTCGGTAACAGCATCAGCAGTAAGCTCTCGGTAAGCCTCCCTATCCGCCTTGCGTTTCTGGGCTTTATCCCGTTCTTCCTGCTCTCTCTTGAGAGATTGGTATTCTTGCCATTCGGCATCCGTCATTTGGACGGTTCGTACGTCTTCCATACTTCTGTTTATTAAGTTAGTTATTGAGTGGGTTAGTCGTCTTAACTTGGCATCTGACCTTTGGTATGCGTCTCTGCAATCTCCAGACGACGCTTAGCTTCGTCGACCCTTTCTGCCTTATTGCGGATTGAAAGCATCTTCACTCGGAGCGTCTTCAGCTCCGCTATGGTGAGGTGGCGGAATGCTTTCCCTGCGATGCGAGGGCTGGCACAGAAGCGGTCTACGGCATCCCAGTCAGTCGTGTCAATCCCGTATAGTTGAAATTGCCTCAGTACTGCTGAGCGAGCCTTTCGCTTGTCGTCAAGGCACTCTACCTGTCGCCTCAGATCCCTGATCATCGCATTGTACTCATCATCGGTCATCTCCCGTAGTGACTCGGTGCGTCCTCCCGTCCACTGTAAGACTAGTTCTTCTTTAGATGCACCAGGCATCGTCCCTAGGAGGGCATAGAAGGAGGCATAAGAATTACGCTTTGACATCACTATTTCCCGTCTGATTATTGACTTGCTCCAGGAGCTCCTTTTGGAGTTCCTCTTTCTGTTGTAGTAGCACTTTGATTTCGTTGCTTTTATTTGCATTAGTTATCAAGGCTCTTTCAAACAGTGCTATCGTAAAAGAATGAGATTCCTCGAGCTCACTCAGTTCCTTCTTCAGTCGAGCATTCTCCTCTCGAAGGCTTTCGTCCTCATCACTCGGTGCCTGTGATTTTTCTTCATCCTTATGAGTAGAGATGCCAGCAAAGAGCAGTAGAAGCATTGCCCCGAGAGTAGCTCCGATTAAGTAGTCCATCGGTTCCTTTTAGTTCACGTTAATATTGAGTTTCATTTTCATTTGTTTCAAGCCCCCAGTACTTCGCCTCAGCTTCTGCCCAGATGCTGTAGTGCTTACCTGATTCAGGCATGAATCGTCCCTTGCATATCGCTCGGTAGCCTTGTACTAGGATTTTCATATCGGCATCGTACTGGACGCTGACAGCAGTCGATCCTTTTGGTTTCTCCCCATCGGCATGCGATACGAAGACGAAGAGCTTGTTCGGAAATTGCTCCTTGAGCTTCTTGTACTCCTTATAGTTCATCCCTGTGTACTGCAAGGAGTCGATGATGACGAAGTCTGGGGAGCGTTGGCGCTTGAGGCGCTCGGTAAGGGCTTCTATCGGCTCTCTATCGAGGACTAAGAAGCGTCCCCGAGCTTCCTCCATTCGGCATCGGCGCATATTGTTTTGGAAGGAGAGGGAGAGGGACTCTTCCAGCGAGTTGTAGGCTACCTTACCGTGCTTAGTCAGCTCTCTTGCCAGTTGCATCGCAAAGGAGCTCTTCCCATTGGCACTCTCTCCCCAGATGAGCCAGACACCTGTACGTCCAGGCTCTCCGAAGGCATCACGCCATACCCCCTCAAAGGGGATGCTCGGGATCTTCTTCTTGAGGATTTCCGAAGGTGAGTAGGCTCTTTCCATAGCTTATGCCCCAGCTTGTAGTTTCAGTTTCTCGATCTCGGTGTAAGCCCTACGCAGGCTTCCCGACTTGCGTGCCAGACTTACAGCATCCACCCCTTGGGGGGCGTTGAGCTTTGCCACCTCGACCACTTGGCGCATCAGGAAGGTCTTGCGTTCCTCCCCATCGAGCGGTGTCACCTGGCGGTAAGCATCCCCGAAGCGAGAGAAGAGCTCGGTATAGCCGACCTTTCGGCAGTCGATGCTTCGCTCAATCTTTGCTCGTAAGCCATCCGCACCCATCATATACCATCCGCAGGCATTCTCCAAGGCATTCCACAAGGCTTTGAGCTCCAGAAAAGCCTCATACTGCAGGTCTCCCGCTTCGTCAAGGATGATCAGGGGCTGGTGGAGGCTCTTGACGTAGTAGACGAGGTTAGCGTAGATCTCTTCATACCTCCCCTTGGCTTCTAAGCCAAAGCCAAGAGCAATCTGTCGCACCAGACGAACCTTCGTCTTGACCTGCGAGCAGTCTACGTAGACCACATTCTTATGCGTCCGAGCGTATTGACGAGCCGAGAAGGTCTTACCGATGTTCGGCAGGTCGCAGAGGAGGGCAGATAGGCTTCGCTCCTGACACGCTTCCAGCTGTCCCGTCACATAGTCATAAGTAGCAGTTGGGGCGACCTTCCATTCTATTTCGCCTCGTAGGGGCACGTTGAGTCGTCTGGCGATACTCAGCCATGCGGTCTCGCTAAGCTGTTTCTCGACTTTCCCCTTCTTCAAGACATTGTACACGCTGGGCGAGATGCCGAGGGCGGTAGCGTGCTTGCTATCGCTGGGGTAGTTAGCACGGTCGGCGAGTATTGCCTCGAGCGTGCGACCCTTGAGTTCTTTCGTTAGTTCCATAATTCCTTGATTAGTTTCTTTGCCCAGCGGGTGAAGTGCTTTTCCTCGAAGTAGATCTCCCCGCTGTCGCTCTTATAAGCCTTACCAAAGGAGCCTCTCTTTCGTAGTCGCTTGGCTCGTTCTTCGCCAAAGACCCTCTTGAGATCATCCCACATATAGCAGGGCTCAAATACCACCGTCATCTTCATGGCTAGTCGGGACAGAAGGATTGCATCGTCAGTGCCGACTTAACTTTTGAGCTGAATCTCTCAAAGTCGTAGACTATTCCATCATAGATCTCGGGGATGCATAGGGCGATACCAAAGGCACCTTCCTTGTCCAGTTCATTGAACCCTTCTCCATCGAACGTCTCGATAAGCTCCTCTCGAGTCCAGTAGTCTTTTCCGTTGTACTCCATTTCTAATCTGATTTAATTAGTGTTCGATTACTATTCTTACAGGTCTGCCAACGCCCTTGCTCGGATGTCATCCACCTCGGGGGAGGTTACCAGCCAGTCCTCTGTTTCGTTTTCGTCGTGGAGCTCACCATCCTCGCCTCGGCGTAGCGTGACCACCTCCTGTGGCTCGAGGTCGGTAAGCATTCGGTGTGTCTCTTCCTTCAGTAGGCGAGCTTTGCCAGGCAGGCGCTCCGTGATGTAGGTATCGAAGGACTTTACACGCTGTAGCTGTCCGTGTAGCTTCTTGCGATCCTCCGCTGTCTGCTCGATCGTCGCCTCATTGAAGCGTTCGACCTCCGTGGCAGTCTCGATGTAGCGTCCACCTTCATAGATATAGACCTCATCCATCTGACCTTCCTCCTGCTCCCACCAGTAGGCATCTACCTTGCCGTTGCGATCCTTCAGCTTACCGATCGCTTCGGGCGACAGTGCGAAGGAGCGGTAGTTCGCCTTGATAGACCCTCGACGCACCGATGTGGCTCGATGCTCCCCGAGCAAGACGGCTAAGCGGTGCTTGTCGATGCTTGCTAGTTCGGGATTAACCGACTCCTGAAGGACTTCCCATCGAGTGCGCCCGCCCCAATACGCTTCGTTGCTATGCGGTGAGTGGTTGTACTTATAGATGAGTTCCTCATAGTAGGCGACGGCATCCTCATACGCCCAGGCTTTCACCTTGAAGCGGTCGTTATGCTCATCGAAGCTCTTCTCCTCGCTGGTCTGGTTTGCCTCAAGCTTAGCGTAGTGGCGACCAGTGTTGGGGATGTACTCCTTCTCTATCGTGTATTTGAAGAGCCTGTTGAAGTGCTCAGAGCCCTTTGCCTGCGAGTTCCCTGGCGCCAAGAAGAGTGCCTTAGGGAAGAGTGCCCCATCCGCCATCAGAGAGGTGCGGAAGTCCGACACCAGGTGCTGTTCCACCTCTGCTTCATGTGGGCAAGGTAGCCCAAGTGATAGGAGCGTGCGGAAGGTCGAGCGCAGACAGCCGATGAAGATGTCGTGGCGCTTCTTCCCAGAGAAGGCGTACCCGATGATTGCTTGGCTTGCCAAGTCGTAAGCCACGTAGATCTTCAGGCTGACGGTCTCGCTGATACCCTGCTCCCTCCAGTTGACCTTGATCTTGAGGTCTCGGTCGTCCAAGGAGATCTTCGAGAGGGACATCGTTGGGCGCTTACGCATCACATACGGCTGGTGCTTGCCTCGCCACGTCTGGTAGTCATCGTGCACCTTACCTCGCAGTGCCTTTGCCTCAGGGGTATTGAGGTAGAAGGCAACCGTAGAGGCGGAGAGAGGCTTGTACTGACGATTATCGTACAGCTCGCCCGTCTCGGGATTGTAGATAGCGACTAATCCTTCCACGAAGTCATTGTAGCGGTCTGCCACCGTGCTATTGTATGGTCGGGTGTCATCGTTGTCGATGGCGAGGAGGAGGCGGAGCGTGTCGTGATCGACCTTGCGAGTCTGTTGGTTGCCGAACTTCTTGCTTATGAGACTTTCGTAGCCCTTCTGCTCAAACTCCCGTAGCGCCTTCCTAAAGCGGGGCGCACTCTGTGGGAGTGTATGCCCTACTTCTTGGCGATAGTAGCCGATGGCGCTCGCCAGTTGCTCCCAGCGTACCTTCTTGCTACCTCCCATCACTCGCTTCAAGAGGCGTATGTCCGCTTGCAAGCTCCGTACGCTCTGTAGTACCGACGCATTCACGATGTATTCCTCTGTCAGCTGGGCTATGCGCTCAAGAGAGAGGGTGAGGTTAAGCTCTCGCAGGCGCTTAGGATAGTACTCCTGAGCTTGGCGATCCCTCTGGTAGTGGTCGCTGAACCACTTGCGGAGTACCGCTACATGGACGGCATCGCTCCCAATGCGCTGATCTACCTTGTCTCGGAGATCTCGGGGCAAGCTGTCGTAGTCGATGAGCGCTGAGTTGCCTTTGCCTTTACCCTGACGCACAACCTTAATTTTGCCTCTGCGAACCATTGCTTGGTAGTTTGCATAGACAATGACGGGAGCTAAGCACTCGGACTGGTTATCGGAAGTTCGTCGATCCTCAATGAGGTCGGCAAGGTCTATCACCATGGATTTTCCGTAGTGCTGAAGCATGGTCTTATAGATTGGAGGCTAGTGCCTGGAGTCCATCAAGCATATTGATGGTTACGTGGTAGCAGAGACTGACTACTCGCCCATTATGCTCAATGCGTCCTTCGCTGTTACCCTTGTCAATGATGAGCCGTGCGCCGTTGCCGAAGACCTGGATCATCTGCCCGTCAGCGTCGTGTATCGTCTCGCACTCTGGTATGGTGCAGTAGACCTCACCGCCTAGCTCGAGAGCCAGAGCACGTGCCCTCTTTGCATCCTCTCCGTCTCGCTTGTAGTTGAGGGCGAGTGATAGCCCACCCTCAGAGATGTCCAGCTCCTGCATGATGCGCTTGCGGACATCGGCACCCACTTCAATGTGTCGTTGCATAGTTGTTGCCATGTGATTATTGTCTCTAATCGGTTTCTATCTATCTTTACACGTTGTTAAGTCTTAACAACACTGCAAAGTAACGGATAATTTTCCGATGAAGCAAGCAAAATAGGATAATTCTCTGATTTTATGTCTAGCACTATCGCCTCTCGAATATCTCAAATTATTGATTATAAGGAGACTAATATCGCCCAGTTCGAACGAACTATAGGGGCTAGTAGTGGAGTTATACGGAAGGCAATAGCCCAGAATTCAGACATACAGAGCAAATGGCTTACTGCTATATCGGATAATTATCCTGATATATCTCCGCTGTGGCTCCTTACAGGTAGGGGGGGGATGCTGTGTGAGCCCCCCTCGCTATCGGACAAGAGTATTACCCATTCTGTCATCGGGAATCGAGGTAGTGTCAAAATTGCAATGCACGGGAGTCGCATAGGACATGGGGATAACACGCCGTCACTAGACCAATCCGCCCCCACAGTTGGCTTCGCCGAAGATTTATTAGCAAGTAAAGAGCATCTGATAGCATCACAGAAGCGGACAATTGATATGTTGGAAGAGCTAATCAGAACGAAAGAGGCTCAGATTAGCGAACTAATTCAAGCCATAACGAGAAAATAGCATAGACTAACCGCTAAATATCAAGGCGTTACGGCTATTTAACACGAGTATTACCCCCACATACTCAGGCTATTTATCAGCATTTTAACCTCTTTTTTGTGTACTACGGCTATCATCACGACAAATGAATTACCGCATTTTGACCACCTAAGTGACCACCTAAATTTATCGGTATTGACTACCTAAGTGGACTACCTAAGTGACCACCTAAGTGCATTTGCTAGAGGAATAGCGAAAGACATAAGATTGCTGAAAGAAGGGCTAGAATAGCTCATAATCAACATAGGCGGGTATAGAGGATAAGTCCTGCTATAACCGCCTATTTCAAGCGTTTGCGCCCTCTGTGGGCGTTCTATGGGGCTATCTCAGCCCTTCAGTGTTCGGATGTAACACGTATCGCCTTCTAATGCCATCCGAAGCCCGTCAATGTAACACCAATGTAACCCAAATGTAACGCTTCGTTTTGCGGGCGCACTCGCCTGTCGTCCGAACGAACGTCCCGACAATCAGCGATTTAAGGGGTATTGAGCGGAGGTGTCATTATGTACGCTTCGTTCTACCCCCCTTACATCTTGATGGGGGATTTATCACACACTGCGAAGAGCTGCTTGGTAGCAAGCTCCCCGCAGTACTCAATGT